ATACATTATTGTCAACAAAACTATACTTTATGTTATTATCGTTAAAGTCTAATACATAAAATCCTTTTTGGTCTTGTATGTCGTTAAAATCCATTTGAAATGGATTTCCCGTATAGACTATTTCCCCATTAGTGTATTTACGTTTTTGTCTTTTATGAAAATGTCCAGAAAATATAAGTTTAGATTTTAATAATAAATCACATGATTCGATACCAGCTTCGCATACTTTAAAACTATTAAAATTAAAATTTTGAATTTCAAAGTGACCGATTAACAGGTCACAGTCTGGAACATCTTTAACAGTTGTTCCCCACGGACAAAAGCCTATTTTTTTATTAAAAATTGTTATAACAGCTGGCTTATTAATAATTGTTATGTTTTTTCTGTTATTTAAAATTGATAGTGAATGAATATTGGAATTATCTTTATAATATGCATCGTGATTACCGGGTATCATAGTTATTTCGAATTCCTTAAATAGATCTAATAATTCATTTGCAAAAGATAAGGTTTTAACATTTATTTCATCACGATAGTGAAAAAAGTCACCACCAAAAAATAAACTACTAATATCCCGGGATTTTAACTCACTAGTAAACCATTTAGCCCAATCAAAGGCCACCTCATGCCATTTTTCACTATTTTGGTGGATGCCTATATGTAAATCGGAGAAAAACCCGATTTGTTTATTGTTCTCTGAGGACATTAAATATATAACTCTCGGTCGTAATCTTTAGTAGGGACTTTATTGGAGATTTCTTCATCTAAAGCCATAGCTCCGTAGACTTGCTCTTGATAATCATTAATTGTTTCTCTATATTTCTTTTCTTTCTTTATTCTATTAATAAACGCATGATATGCAATTGTAGTGAAATATGAGAAAGGATTCGATGGAGAATCAATTTTAAATTTTTTATTTTTCACCGCCGCGATCATTTTTACAACTGCATCTCCTATCATCTCGTCCTTATAGCTGTAATTTATAAAATTAGGAGAATAACTTAAACCGACGGCTATTTTATATACAGACTCAGCTAGCTCGTCAATTAAATCATCTGTTTTATAATAGTCTTTTAAATTTTGTAGAAACTCTTTCGGACTAACATAATAAGTTTTTTTATTAGGCTTCTTTGATTTTGCTCTTGGTTTCTTTGGTTTCATAATATTGTGTAAAATTATACTTTATATGCTCATTATCATATAATAATAAACGTTGTTCCACGTGACGCTGACCATAACGTAAATTATCGGCAATATCGAAGATTATAAGCTCTTTTTTATCGGTATGCAAGCGCAGGCCTCGACCTATACTTTGGACTATTTTTATTTTCGCCTTACCACCGCCAGCGAACATTATATAATGTAGATTTTTAATGTTTATGCCTGTAGAGAATATTTTTGATATCGCGATAACTACGACGTTACTTTCTCGCTCCATTAACGCTTGAATCTCTTTACGTTCCTCTATTTCAACTTGACCTTGAATAAAGTATACTTGCTTCGTCTTACATATACTTTTGAGAGTTTCAAGTAAAATTTCTCCATGCTCTATGTAATCTACTAATATTAGTGCATTGTTATCTAATTTATTGGAGAGTTTTGCTAATAAATTGTTTCTAAAGTTATTTCTACGAACGTATTCACTTTCTTGTAAGTAATATGCATTAGAATTATTTCCGTGATATATCTCAGATTGAGGTGTGTTGTAATTTAATTCTAAAACATGGACTTTAGCTGGTACGACGTATTTCTCACCTCGTAATTCATACGCATTTTTATTATATAATTTTGGTCCTATTTTTCCTAAGATGTTCCATTTATCTAATAACTCACTCGGTAGTGTTCCAGTAAAACCAAACCGGTGAACGGTGTCAATTTTCTTAAGAATATTATTTATTTTATTTCCTCTTCTTACTTTATGTACTTCGTCTACTATTAAAAAGTCTATATGCTTTATCCACGATATATCTTGCTTAGAGCTTTGTAAAATACCTAAATTTGCGATGATGACGTTACGAGATAAGTCTAGTTGATCTTTGCCTGTATATTTTGTAGTTGAAAACGAAACATTATATTGTTCAAAATCTGATATAGTTTGGTTTACTAATCCTAAATCTGGTACTATAACTAAACCTTTAAAATTTTTACTATAATTCTTATAAAAGAACTCGAGTAGTCCAGCCATGGTTAAAGTCTTACCGCCTGCCGTAGCTAGCACTATTGTACCTCTGCCATGACTTATACATTTATTAATTATTTCTTGTTGATAATCTCTAAACTGCAACGTTAAGTTGTAGTCGGTTATATTATCTTTTAATAAAGTAGGTATTAATTTATTTTTTACATCGCTATCTATATTAAATTCTATATTTTTCGTTTTACAAAATTTTGCAATTTCTACTAATAACCCGATATCAACTTTTCCTTGATTAGTTATAGCATATGTTCGCTGCGGTACATACCTTCCAAATCTTCGCTGAAAGTGAGCTGCTTCGTTTTTTACACTAAAATGTTCCCTGATAATATCTAACTCAGGCCCGACAAGTGTAGCTTGAGTAGTTGAATGTAATTTTATATTAATCATTGAGTTTCGAGTTTCATTAACTCTACTAAATTTTTAATATCGTTGGTCGCGAAGCTTATGTTTTTATATATGTTCTCTAAAAAGCTGATAATAAGTATTTCATTTTGAATTTTTTGATCAAATGTAATTATTTCTTTTTTGTTTTGAACCGCTTTTTCTGCAATTGATCTTGGTACAGATACTGGTTCCGTGCTTTGAAATTCAGTAATTTTATTTTCTAAGAGAGATGAGCGTTTAAATTTTAAATCACTTAATTTAATTTTATGATTAATTAATCTAGCTGACCATTTATGTTTATTACTTACTAGTTGTTCTTGCGTAGAAGTAACTTCTAATCGATCTAAATTTGTATCTATTCTCGCTTCATCGAGATATTGATTGATAATACCGCCAACCTCCATTTATTTATTATAGTATATTTACGTAGAAATCAACTAAATAATTAATATGGCCTTAAAGCTGTTTAATCAGACGGTTAATTATTATCTAACATTAGATAATACTGTAGCCTCAGCTGGAATGGTGCCTACTGGTGGGCAAGGAGCTGGTGATTTTCAGGCTAGCGATACGTATGCACCTGGTGATGCTAGATTACCTAAAGTATTAGGGGCGACTATAAAGCGTGAGGGTAAGGTAAAAAAGAAGCGTAAAAAAAAACTAAAAGAAAGTAAGACAGTATATGATTATTTACTATTCCCCCCAAACGAAGACGAGCATAAGAAAATCGTTGCTAACATTGCTAGACTACAAAATGACCCTAATGAAGCATATAGAGGAATTTCTTCTGCGGAATATAAAAACTTAATTAAGAATGGATTTGTAGTTTCACGTGGTGTTGGTAATACACGTAAAGGTATATCAGGATCGTATGTTTCAGATGATATTCAATTAGCTGGTAGGTTTGCGTTCCATGAATATAAGCAAAAAGGTAGAGCGTATATTTTAGTTTTAAATAGAGAGAAGCTCCCAGAACTTAATCCTGCAGATGAAGGTAATTACTGGACGTCAAGAATACCTGCAGATGCGGTTATAAAAGCTATAAACTTGCAAGATCTAGCTAAGTGATAAGTAAATATATATGCCTAGCGCAGCGAAACAAAAAGGTAACGCTTGGGAACGCGAGGTCGCAAAAGATCTAAGTGAAACGTTTAATGAAAATTTTATTAGAGTTCCAAATTCCGGAGCCTATACAGGAGGCGCTAATTTTCACCGACTTGATCAATTAACTGAATCTCAAAAACGTATGATGGATGGAGATATTATGGTACCTCCGTGCATGTCTAAATTTAAAATTGAATGTAAGAGCTATAAAACATTCGATTATCATCAGTTATTTACAGATAATAAAACACTTAATAAGTGGATACAACAGGCTGAGAGTGAGGCGTTTTGGTTTCTTGTTATTAAGGTTACACGTAAGGGTAGTTATATTTTATTTCCTGTTAAACTGGCGCATTATTTCCGATTCAAAAACTTCTTGCGTTATACTGACAAATATGTTATAACTGGGTATACAGACTTCTGGAAGAAGAATGCAGACACAATTCGAACACTTAACGAAAAAACCGACTTTTAGCTATAAGTTACCTAATTCGTTTTTTAATATAATCAATTTTACACCTATTGTTAATTTTATTAATAAATTGTGTGTAGAGAAAGCTTCAGAGTTGAATTGTGATTTAAATTTTAAGAATTCTACACATAAAAAATATATTTATCATTATTTTATTTTACATACTTGCGAGATTCTAAAAATGTGTAATAAGAAATATAAACCTGTTATTTATTTTGATACTAATAATATATTAAACGACAAATATTTATTTGTTTTTAAGTTTTTT